GGCGCATCAACGACGTTTACAACGTCGGACACGTACCAGTCCATAAGAGGACGAACAAGGTCGTAAACCTCCAAATATTGAGATATATCTGTAGGACCAAATGATACGTCCGACGTGTCCTTTTGAGAGAACACGGCTATCTCAAGCAGTACCGTATGCCGGCACTTATAAAGCATCTGTGTCGCAGGACAATTAGTGAATAACGCACTAAAAACGTTTCTAGGCATTGCTGCGTTAGCAATGACATCGAAGGTTCCTATGTTGCCATTGACAGCTGCCATAGTGAAATTGGAGCTGTTCGACATAAGGTCTGGTTTACACAGGAGTGAAAAGTTTCTACCTACAGGAAACGTACTTTTGCACGGGGCATAGAGCACGTCCTGCATGTTTGGGTAACCATTTTTAATATAGTAACCCGTAGCCATATTCGTGACGGTTATTTCACCGCCAGGATAATAGGTCGGTCCAACATATTCAAATTCGAACCTTTCAGCAGTAACTCGCAGGGCGCGCAAATCGGTAATGAGTTTCGCGTACCAAGAAGGAACTTGGCTTACTCGGGCAAAATTGACGTCGGTCACGGTGAGAGCACCGTTCCAACCAGCAAATGGCTGGAAGAGGAATTGGAAGAGGCCGTTGTTAGATGTGGTGATGCAGAAGTCATCAGTGAGCAGGCGTGTGCAAGTGGGCACCTCTAAACTAAGAGGTACCCTCACACTTGGGTTTCCAGCTGGATTAATGATGGCAGAAAACCATGCATTATCAGCACCCGAGCCAGACCGGACGGGTTTCGCCCGGTTGGCGCTCATTGCACTCAGAGAACTCATACATTAATGGGCAGGCCGGCAAGCCGGGCGCCCTTTCTAACTACAGCCGTCGCAAAGGATTGGACAAGTGGATTTTTGAGAATCTGTAGAGCTTGACCCATGTTTGGTATATAGTCTTGAAGCTCACCATAACTGAGGACCGACGCCATAACGTTCAATCCTTCTGACAATTGTGTCATGGATATCGGCGAAGGGCCGACATTTGTAACCTGACTGAAAGCGTCGTTATTAGGCAACGCTTCCATGTGCAGGAACAATCGTGCTTTGATGCACGCCGTGTTAGGTGAGAGACCAGCCCAGATTGCTGCCAACGAGGGCAGAGCCTGGGTGTTTCCAGGAGGGAAATAGACCAAGTCATCGTTATCCATGGGTCTCCACAGCATATAGCCGCCCGTTTTGGCGCGACCCTCAGTAGAATAAGGGGAATTTTCCAGTGGCCCAATGGTACAAGTACCAGTGCCACCAGCAGTACCCCAATCCAGTCCAGACGGTGTTTGAACCCCGCTTGAGCCATCTCCACGCGTGTAAGTGGTCATACCACAAACACCGCCATCGTTTTGAGTAGCTCCAATAAACTCGAACTGAACGCCCATAGCAACAGGGCGAATTAGTGCATAGTTCTGGCTAATCGACGATATAGCAATTGCATTACTCGTGGTCCAGGAGAACGTGGTGGACCCTGAGGTGATTTGAGAGGCAATGGCGTAGAAATTCGTGGGCCGAGGGTACATGACGAAACCGATAGTGCCGAAGGCGCTAGAAGTGAGAGTAATGTCTTGCTGGATTCTGAATGTTGTGCTAGGGTAGCTAACAAGGTCAGGGACTTTGGCGCCTGACTTTGTAAACGGATCCATGAGAAGAGCGAGGTATTTATTCGACGTAGAAGGCGACCTACGACGAACCTCTTGAGTTGTCCGCCGGCCTTTCGACCGGTTGAATTTGCGAGCAACCATTCCAGTGGTAGTAGTTGTTGTTTTACGCAAGATTGGTGCAGGCGTCGCAGAACGAGAACGACTCCGGCCACGTGAGCCAGAACGACCGCGCTTTTCAACGACGGTTTTCGTAACTCGAGTGCGACTCGAGGAGCGCGTTTTTGAACGGCCCCTACTCTGACTGCGAGAACGTGAGCGCGAAGGGCGCTCCTTGATTGTGACGCTTTTTGACCTGCTCTTTTGGCGGGCCATTTGTTTTATCAGGCGAGATGCAACTCTTTAAGCACCTGATATCGTTGTGTGAAGCGCAAAAAATGCTAAAAACACTCCACAACATTTTGGCCACATCACTGGGGCAGTGAGCAGATCCCAGAACCTGCCGGTAGTACATCAGCAGGGACGGGAGCGACTCATAGCCGCAATGTATGCTTACCATGAGCTGATCAGTAGGAATCATTTTTGAGGCGAGTTCCCATAGCGGCGAAGAGGCGCCAACTACTTCGTGTTCTCTAACCCATCGGTAGAATTGTGCTTGGAACTTGTCATACACATCTTTTATAGGCCATAAAGTCATGCCTATACCGATGAGCCTGGCCAATTGAAGACCAGGATCTGCGTCCGTGAAATAGCGAAGTGCGCATACGGAGCGATCGACACGACCGACGGCGCAAGTGATCTTGCGACGCAGGTACGGAACATACCTCTCGACCAACGTGTGAGACAGATAGATCAAGTCTGGCCCAGGTCGTGGGGCTGGATGCGAAGAAGTGAGTTCTATATTCAGCTCTTTACCAAAGAACTGAGAAATAGTGACAATGTTGAACCAGCTAACAATGTCAGGACTCACAGACAGCACATTGTCATCCCCATTGACGAAGATCTTGACAAGCTTTCTGAAAGCATTGTCGGGGAGATCTGGCTGATTGAGCTGCTTAAGGCAAAGGAATGCCAGAGCAAAGTGTGCATACAAGATCATAGAATTGTCGTTGCCAGTGTTCGTGGTTCCAGATTTTTGGGAGTTAACCCAGGCCAGGAGCCCATTTATGAACACCCATCCGGATGCTGTAGAATCATAGTACGCATCGACGGCGGCATGAAGTTCTAGAGGCAGATACTTCTTTCTGACTGCTTTTACAACAGCCATGATAGCGATCAACAACGAAAAGTCCCAAGAACCAACATCACCATCGAAACCACAGCCTGGAAAGATGTCTTCCAGTTTGTACAACATATTAATGAACGGCTTACCAGGAAGGG